GAGCTGAGCGGTACAGGCCCGCTTCCGGACGCGGTCATCAAGGCGATCGCGGGCGGCCGGGTGCTCGTGACGTTCGAGCGCGGCTCGGGCGGGACGGTCGTCGAGGCGGAGACGTCGGTCTTGGGACGCGGAGTCCCCCTGAAGGTCCTCCTGCCGTGACCAAGTTGCACCTCGCCGACGGCCTGTCGCTGCCCGCGGATCTCGCCACCCACGTGACGCTGATCGCGGGCAAGCGCGGATCCGGCAAGACGAACACGGCGAAGCGGCTCGTTGAGCAGATCCATCGGGCGAAGGTGCCGTTCGGCGTGCTCGATCCCGTCGATGTCTGGTGGGGCCTCAAGGCCGGCCGCGACGGCACGCGCACAGGTGGGCTCGAGGAGATCTACATCTTCGGCGGCAAGCACGCTGACTACCCGCTCGCGCCGACCGGCGGCGCGCTGATGGCCGACCTGTTCGTCGACTACCGGATCTCGGCGGTCATGGAGCTGCGCGAGTGGAGCGGCGCCGACCGCGCGCGGTTCGTCGCCGCGTTCGCCCACCGGCTGCTCGAGCGGAACACCGAGCCGTTCCTGCTCGTCGCTGAGGAGGCCCACGACCTCATGCCGCAGCAGCCGCAGGGCGAGGAGAAGGGCTCCCTCGGCGCGATGCTCCGGCTGCTCAAGCTCGGCCGCTCCGGTGGGATCGGGCTCCTCGAGCTCACCCAGCGCCTGGCGGCGCTGAACAAGACCGCGACCACGCAGGCCGACGTCCTGGTGATGCACCGCACGACCGGCCCGCAGGACCGCAAGGCCCTGAACGACTGGATCCAGGAGCACCACTCGAGCGACGAGGAGCGCAGCGCGTTCCTCAAGGCGCTGCCCGAGTTGAAGACCGGCGAGGCGTTCGTGTGGGCGCCCGACTTCCCCGAGGACAAGCCGCTCGGCCTCGAGCGCGTGCGGATCCTCGAGTGCGAGACCTTCAACAGCCACGCCACGCCGAAGATCGGCGAGAAGCGCGTCGAGCCGAAGGAGCTCACGAAGGTCGACCTCGATCGGCTCGCGAAGGCGATGAGCGCGACCGTCGAGAAGGCGAAGGCCGAGGATCCCGGCGAGCTCCGGCGGGTGATCGCGACGTTGCGCGCGGAACTGAAGGGCGCGCAGAAGTCCGCGCCGCTGCCGCGGGTCGAGACCGAGATCGTCGAGAAGGCCGTGCTCAAGGACGGCCAGCTCGATCGCGCCGAGCGCATGGTCAACGCGCTCGACAAGGTTGCCGGCAAGGTGGGCGCACTCGTCGGCGAGCTCGCCGTCGTCACCGATCAGATCTCGGCGGCGATCCGTCTCTCTACCTCAGATCCCATGAGAAGGGCCGTGGCCCCATTGACGCGAGGCGCCGATGGCAATGATGTCCACGCGACCACCGCGACGCGGTCAATGCCCCGGCGGGGCGAGGATGAAGGGGGCCGGACTAAGGCCAGCAAGGTCGCGGGAACCACGGGCCCGCGCGCTTCCTCGAACACCCCCGCCGGGGTCACGGCCGCAGGCGGTCTCAGTGGTCCGCAGCAGCGGATGCTCGACGCGCTCGCGTGGCTCGACTCGATCGGCGCGCCGGGCGCGAAGTGGTCGGTCCTCGCGTTCCTCAGCGGGCAGAGCCCGAAGAGCTCTGGCTTCGAGAAGAACGTCAGCACCCTGCGCTCCTCGGGTCTCATCGCCGGCAACGGGAAGACGCAGGGCTTCGAGCTCTCGCCGACGGGCACGCCCTGGGCGAACGCACCCGAAGCGCCGGCGACCTCGGACGAGCTGCACCGCGCGATCTACGCGAAGATCTCCACGCCCCAGGAGCGGATGCTTCGCGCGCTGATCGAGGTGTACCCGCGCAACCTCACCTGGGACGAGCTCGCGCAGCGCGGTGAGCAGTCGCCACTGTCGAGCGGGTTCGAGAAGAACGTCTCGACGCTCAAGTCCTACGGGCTCATCGACGGCGGCCGCGGCACCGGGTACGTCGCACTCGCGCACCTGTTCCTCGAGGCGGGCGTCCGATGAAGGTCGCTCGCTCAGGAGATCGCGGCGCACGAGGAGAAGGTCGCCCAGCAGACCTACCGGCAGCACCAGGCCATCGAGGCCGACGCGCGCGAGCAGCTCCGGAAGCTCGAGCACGAGCGCAACGGCTGGGCGAGACACGACGACGAGAGCGAGCGCTACTACACCGCGCTCGGCACGCTCCTGGAGAACAACGTGCGCGGGCTCATCCGCGACTGGCAGGCGGTGGCGCGATGACGAAGGCCGAGCTTCTCCAGCGCCTCATCGTGGCGAAGAGCTTCGATCAAGAGACGGGGCACTCCGAGGCCGACGGCGCCCTGGTTGACTTCATCGACGACGCCGAGGTGACGGCTGCCTACGACGCGATCCCGAAGTGGTACGCGTGACCGACAGCCGCCGCAATCACGCCCTCTGCGACGCCTGCTACGGCGGAATGGTCGACGTCGGCGAGGCCCGGGCTGACCCTCGCCGCGTCGACGCTGAGTACCGCATCCAGGTCACCTGCTGCGTGTGCCACGAGCTCACCAGGAGCGGCCTGTTCCTCGAGGCTGACCTGCATCGGTTCAACGACTGCTGGCAAAGCGATCCGGACGGCGTCCGCTCGTTCGCGTCGTTCAGCCGCGCGGAGTTCAACGCGACGTCGCCGGCTCGATACACGAACTGGGGCGATTGGCTCCTGCGCTCGCCGGTAGCCGCATGAACGCCGACCCGATGGAGCTCGTCGACCGCGCGGAGTTCGCCACCGCGCGGCCGCGCGACGTCGCGCTGCTCAAGGTGCTCCTGGAAGAGGGCCGCGAGCTCACGAAGGCCGTCGCGCTCGAGAAGTACCGGATCCCGGCGCGACGGATGCGAGCCGCAATCTCCGAACTGCGTCGGCAGGGCTATCCGGTGATCTCGCACAGCTCGGCCGGCAGCACGTACCGGCGCGCGCGGTCAGAAGCCGAGGCCGAGGCGTTCGTCGCCAGCGAGGTGATGTCGCGCGCAACGGATCTGCTCGAGCAGGCGCGGGCGATCCGCGCCCATGCCCGGTCGTTCTTCGCGCCAATCCAACCGGAACTAATCAGCGCAGCGAGGAGGTAACCACATGCCAGGAAAGAAGAAGCCAGCGAAGAAGGCCCCGGTCGCACCGGCGGCCGACGTCGAGCCATCGACGTCGCAGCAGATCCACGACGCGCTCGTCGCCATCGACAGCGCGTTCGGCCGCATCGCGCACATCGCGACCAGCGAGCTCGCGCGGCTCCGCCACGGCGGAAAGTAGGAAAGGAGCGACATGAGCGAGAGCACGGTCAAGGTCGAGGAGGGCACGCTCGTCGGCTATCGCGTCCAGGGCGCCCAGCGCAACCGCGACGGCTCGGAGCTCGAGGGCCCGCGGGTGTTCCTGGTCTTCAAGTACCCCCTCGAGCGCGTCGAGGCCCACCTGGGCACCTTCGCGCGGCTCATCAAGCGCGACCGGGTCATCAAGTTCACCGAGCTGCGGTTCATCGAGCAGCTCGAGTTCGAGGCGCTCAAGGACCCGACGCCGGCCGATCGCGCCCGGCTCAAGGACCCGCTCGGGACGTTCCCCGCGGCCGACAAGAACGGCCACGACGCGGGCAAGGCGCGCGAGGTCGTCGCCGGCGACAAGCAGCCGGGCCCCGAGCTCGTCACCTCAGGCGGCCCGAAGAAGCGGGGCAAGCGCACGTAGGCCATCCCGCCGCCAGCGGGCAACGGTGAGCAACGCGGCCCGCAGCGGCGTCACGGCGAACACGGAGCGAAAGGAGGACAACCACATGGAGAAGGACACACCCGACAGGCCCGGCGACGCGGGCGACGGCGGCAATGGCGGCGACGGAGCCGAAGGCGCTGGCGGAGCTGACGGCGGCAAGGGCGGGGACGGCGGCGACGCCGGCACCACGAAGCCCGAGCCCGAGTCCGGCACCTAACCGAGCGCGGTCTTCAGCTGGCCCCGGCGGGTTGAAGCGTTGGGGCCAGCGGTGTCCGTCAGTGGATCGCAGCGGCCGGCAGGCCAAAGCGCCGGGTCCGAATCCCGGGACGGATGCAGCAGGCGAGCGAGTGAGAAGGAGGCGACGTAGATGACGACTTATGCGTCCTGCCGTTCATGTAACTGTCCGATCTTTTACGAGGAGGCGTTCGGCGGTTGGTGCCACTTCACGAACGATGGGCGCACCCTCCCGAGTGACCACAAGCCTGCTCCGCAGGTTCGTCCGACCGCAACTGACCGCCAGATGCTCGCGGTCTTGGTCGGTGAGCGGAGCACGCACGACATCGCCGCGGCGCTCTCGCTGAACCACACGACCGCTCTCAATCGTCTGGTCAGCATGGAGCGGCGCGGACTCGCTCGTCGCCGTGAAGTGCCGGGACTCACGCGCAACGTCTGGGCCTCCCTCGACCACTCCGGGGCCGAGCGATGAGTTGGTCAATCGAGACCTGCGCTCACAACAATGTCACCGACAACACGACACACGCCCGCTGTCAGGACTGCGGAATGGTCCGCTACGCCTTCGAGGATTGGAAGCGCGAGCCAGCAGGAGCCACGATGCAGGTCTCGGTCAAGTTGCTCCAGACAGGAGAACCGCAGACCGTCTGCTCCAACTGCGGCCAGCCGTGGGGATCGCGGCGCTTCACGAAAGTTGACCACGACTCCACCCTCGGAGGGAAGACCGAATGAGTGACGGTGAGATCGGGCTCAAGCCCCAGGCCGACGACCCGATCACCACGACGGTCCGGACGCCCACGTACGACCACGGCGAGACGTGCGCGCATGGGCGCCGGTGGGTCTCGGTCGACGGCGAGCGGTGGCATTTGGTGCCGCGGCTGTCGGTCTCGGTGCGTTGGCCAGCGTATGTGCCGTGCGATCCCGAGGTCGAGCTGTTGCCGAAGCGGAAGGGAGCGCGTTAGTGGCTGATCGCCGACTCATCGCCCAATCCATCACCGACAGCGGACAGGTAGCGCGGCTCATCCGCCGCTGCGGTCCGTGGGCCGGGATCTTCTTCTCGTGGTGCATCCCGTTCATCGATGACGACAGCCGCCTCGACGGAGATCCCGAGACCTTGCACTCGATCGTGCTCGGCCGGTACGTGGACGAGGTGAGCGACGCGGACGTCGCGGAGTTCGTCGCGACGAT